AGCTTAGGCGAATGGATTATTGTGTTGCGCGTTTGTTTGGTGCGGGTTCCCGTTATCCCTTGTCGAAATTTCTGATGGAGCGTCCGTTGGGAAATGCTCCCTTAGGGTCTGTTTTAGCAATTAGGCGAGATTTGGATGGAATGATCCAAGAAGACAGAGCTTACGTTGGTGGAGAGTCCCAAGTAACAGCAGGAGATTTGGAAGCCTATACAGGTAGACGATTCCATTATAAAAATTGGAATACTGAGAAAGGCATGTGCATGACCACCATGATTGGAATGGGAAGGTTTTTCACAATTTCAGGTTTTCATCTGGCAGGACAGACTGGAGACCCTTTAGGGGTAATGCAAGACTTTTCTTACCAGGATGCCGTGTTGTTCAAGAATGCATTGGATGTGAAAGTTCCATACGGGATGAAAAATGATTCTGATTTCCCCACCGAGCGATTGGGAGTGAAATTTGGAGAATCTCCAGTTCATCCAAAGAATCCGGCTAATTTCTTGCCAGATGATGGTACGATGCGTGGAGCACGCATTGTGGGAACTCACGATAAGCCAGTCACAACGTTTCGGACGAAGGTGAAGGAGTCTATCCTAGCACCAAACATGTGCAAGATTTATGGCGAAGAAAATAAATTTGCCGCTCCTCCGACGTCCAAATCTTGGCTTCCAAAGCAAAAAGCCATTGTTACTTCATCAAACAGTGTGCGTACACCACCTTATGGAATTGTCAAACTTTATGAAGATGAGCTTTTCCAAACTATGGTGGACCGAGTGGAGAAGGATTCTCCTGGCTTCATTAAACGAGTTGTGCACCCTGTAACTCCTGAAGTGGCCATCAATGGTGCGGATGGGGTACCAGCATTCACTCGTGTAGTTGAGAAGACATCTATGGGTTTTCCATTGAATAAACAGAAGAATCAGTTCATGGCAGATGTTAATCTGGAGGAAACAGATGTTGATTACAGTTTTGTAGCAGTTCCAAGGGAGTTTATCGGAGTCCCAGTGGAGGATAATGTGCGAGATGCTAAAATGAAGTTGATTGAAGGTGATAGATACCATTTCATTTTTCGGATGAATATGAAGGATGAACCTATAACTACACAAAAAGTCTCCGAGCATAAGATTCGTATTTTTGCTGGTTGTGAGATTGTTGGAACACTTGTATCGAGGGAATTCTTTTTACCCCTTGTGAGATTGTTGCAGTCTAAGCCTACTGAGTGTGAAACTGCTGTCGGAATCAATGCGTGTGGACCCGATTGGGATGAGTTAATGCGTTACGTTACCCAATTTGGCACAGATCGCATTTTTGCAGGTGATTACAAGTCTTTTGATAAGAGTTTGCGGCCTGAAATAACTGCTGCAGCTTTTCGGGTGCTCATTCGTTTGGCACAGTACAGTGGTAATTATGATGCCGATGACATTTCAATCATGGAGGGCATTATGACGGAAATTTGTTATCCCGTTTATGAAATGGATGGAGTTTTCATGGAATTTTTGGGATCCATGCCTTCTGGTCATCCCTTGACAGTTCATCTAAACAATCTGTGCAATTCGTTGCTCAAGAGAATGGCATACTATAAGATGCATATTGAGAATTTGGGTGGTTCTATCTACAAGCCATTTCAAC